AACTATCTAATAGTAGCAGGTGGGGGTGGGGGTGGAGCTTCATTTGGCGGCGGCGGCGGCGCTGGCGGATATTTAAATAGTAGCACTTCATCTGTTACTCTTGGAACTACATATACTATCACTGTTGGGGCAGGTGCAACACAATCAGCAGCCGCAGGCTCTACTCCCGGTACAAATGGAAACGGTTCTACTGCGTTTGGACTAACCGCAGTAGGCGGTGGCGCTGGTGGTTCATATGTTGCTGCCGGCGGATCTAATACTTCGGGAGGCTCAGGTGGCGGTGGCGGTTCAAGTGAAACTAACACATCCTATCCCGGTGCTGCCGGTACTGTTGGTCAAGGCAACGCAGGTGGTGCAGGATTAGGTAGAAATGGGTATGTTGCTGGTGGCGGTGGTGGTGCAGGAGCTGTTGGAGCAAGCGCAGTTGTTAACACTAGTGGCGGCGCCGGAGGGGTAGGTCTAGCATCTACTATAATCACAACTGCACAAGCCACTTCTGCAGGAGTAGGACAAGTTAGCGGAGGTTCTACTTATTTTGCAGGTGGCGGTGGCGGAGCAGCATATACATATTATAATGGAACAATAGCTGGTGTCGGTGGAACTGGAGGAGGTGGTGCTGGATCAGGTGGAAATAGTGTACGAGGTACTGCTGGAACTGCGTATACAGGAGGAGGAGGCGGTGGCGGCGGCTATCCTGCAGGTGGCGGTGGTGCCGGCGGCGACGGAGTTGTTATTATTAGTTACTCTGACTCGTTTGAAGCTGCAACCACTACTACAGGAAGTCCAACTTATCTAGTATCGGGTGGGTACAGAACATATATATGGACCAGTTCAGGTTCAATAACTTTTTAATTAAAATAATTTAATTAAAAAATAAATATAAATACATAAAAGGAATACATCATGAGTCATTTTGCAAAAGTAGAAAACGGAATAGTTACCCAAGTAATTGTTATAGAACAAGACGTTCTTGCTTCTGGATTATGGGGAGACCCGGCTTCTTGGGTACAAACAAGCTATAACACATATGGTGGGCAACATACATTGGGTGGAACACCACTACGAAAAAACTATGCAGGCATAGGTTTCACGTATGATAGTGTACGTGATGCTTTTATCGCACCGCAGCCATTTAATAGCTGGCTATTAAATGAAGATACTTGCCAATGGGAAGCACCAACCCCAAGACCGATTGACGATAAGCTCTATAATTGGGATGAAGAAACTGTATCGTGGAAAGAAATAGTAGTCTAAAACAACGATAAGTAGTATGTGACTAATGTTTTTCAATTAAACTATGAAGCCAGACTTAAGAGTTGGTACGACTTAAGAAAATCACTTGAAGATAAAGACGTTAACACTATTTGTCTAGCAATAGACAAATGGTGGCAATTTGCACCACTATTAAACCATTATCTTCACCCAAATGATATAGATAACTGGCCCGGACCTTGGGAATTACTAGTAGAAAATAACTACTGTCAAATCGCCAGGGGACTGGGCATGGTATATACTCTACACTTAGTGGGTATCAACGACATTGACTTTTGTATCGCAATAGACGATAATAGTGAAGAATACTCTCTAGTCATGGTTAATAGCGCAAAATATATATGTAATTACCACCCTAACACGGTCATAAGTAATAGTCTAAACAATTTCAAAGTGACTAGTCATATAGACATGACCAAAATAAATAAAAAACTATAATAGGTGAAGAATGATTATTAATGTAGTAAAACGTAATGGTAAAAAAGAGCCATTGATGTTGGAGAAATGGCAAGCACAAGTAGCAACAGTATGTAACGGAATAGCAGATGTAAGCCCAAGTATGATTGAGATTAAGTCACAATTACACTTCTATGATGGCATTACTACAAGTCAAATAGATAATATAACACTTAGGGCAATCGTTGATTTGATTGACGTTGAATCAAATTCAGATGTTGGGCACACTAACTATCAATATGTAGCAGGGAAACAGCGTATGAGTATGCTGCGTAAGGATGTATATGGCACTTATGCGGTACCTCCATTATACGAAATTGTTAAAAAGAATGTAGCTACAGGACTATACACAAATGAATTACTAGAATGGTATACTGAAGAAGATTGGAATAAGATGAATGATATGTTAGATCATTCTAAGGATGAAACTTATAGTTATGCCGCCATTGAACAACTGATTGAAAAGTATCTAGTAAAGAATCGTAGTACAAAGGAAATCTACGAAACACCCCAAGTTCGGTATATGATTGCAGCAGCTACTGTTTTTCATAAAGAAGAACCGAACAATGCTAGAATGCGCTATATAAAGGAATACTACAATGCAGCATCTGACGGACTTTTTACCCTTGCTACTCCTGTCCTCGCTGGTCTCGGTACCCCTACTAAGCAATTCAGTTCGTGCGTACTTATTCGGAGTGACGATGACCTGGATAGTATTTTCGCTTCTGGTGAAATGATGGCCAAGTATGCTAGCAAACGTGCTGGCATTGGCCTAGAGATTGGACGTTTGCGACCTCTTGGTAGTCCCATTCGCGGTGGAGAAATCATGCATACTGGAATGATACCATTCTTAAAGAAGTGGTTTGGTGATTTGCGTAGTTGCAGTCAGGGTGGGATCCGCAACGCCTCGTGTACTGTGTATTTTCCAATCTGGCATTACCAGTTTGATGATCTTATTGTGTTGAAGAATAATCAAGGAACAGAAGAAACCCGTGTCAGACACCTAGACTATGCTGTAGTATTAAGTGCTTTCTTCTGGAGAAGATTTAAAAATAAAGAAAACATTACATTTTTTGATCCCAATGAAGTCCCTGACTTATATGAAGCATTTTACAGTGATATTTCACTCTTTGAAGAACTCTATGTAAAATACGAAACCCGCAAAGACTTGCGTAAGAAAATAATTTCTGCCGAAGAAGTTTTTAAAGGCGGCATCTTAAAAGAACGTACCGACACCGGTCGCATCTATTTGATGTACACTGATAATGTACAAAATCAAGGACCGTTCGATCCAAAGGTACACCCAATCTATCAGTCAAACCTTTGTGCTGAGGTGATTTTACCAAATAAGTCATTTAAGCGATTAGATGACGACACCGGCAGGATTAGTTTATGCACACTTGGAAGTATGAACTACGGTGCATTCAGAAATCCCGAAGATATGCGTAGGGCTTGCCGTATACTTCACCGCAGTCTTAATAATATTCTTGACTATCAAGACTTCCTAAGCATACAATCTAAATTAAGCAATGATGAGATTCGTCCATTAGGTATTGGCATTACTAACTTAGCATACTGGCATGCAAAGCGTGGGTTAAAGTATGGAGAGAAAGATGCGCTACAAGAAGTTAAAACTTGGGCAGAACATCTAGCATTCTATTTAACCGAAGCTAGTGTAGAACTTGCAAAAGAACGCGGTCCTTGCTTGCATAGCCAATATACACGGTATGGTCAAGGTATATTTCCTTGGGAACTACGTGCTAAAGGTGTCAATGAACTAGCAGACTTTACTCCAGAACTAGATTGGGAAACACTACGTACACAGATGAAAGAACACGGTGTGCGTAATGCTACACAAATGGCTATCGCTCCAGTAGAATCAAGTAGTGTAGTTATCAATAGCACAAACGGCATTGAACTGCCAATGAGTTTAATATCAGTAAAAGAATCTAAAGCAGGAAGTTTTACTCAAGTTGTTCCAGAATATCATAAACTAAAGCACAAATATCAATTGATGTGGGAACAAAAGGATTGCGATGGTTACTTAAAGACTGCGGCAGTATTGGCAGCTTACGTAGATCAAAGTATCAGTACAAATACATTTTATAATCCTGCACACTATGCAGATCGTAAAGTTCCAACTACATTGATAGCAAAAAACTTGATGCAAAGTCACTATTGGGGCCTAAAAACTTTTTATTATAGTTTGATTAACAAACAAGGTAGTAAAGCTGATGCTGAGATAGCACCAACAATGTTAGAACCAATTGACTTTGATGATGAAGCTGAATGTGAGGCGTGTAAATTATGAGCAAACAACAAAAATTAGCAGCACTAAGAAAAGAACTCATGAATGCATATGAGTATATGAAATGTGCAAATTTGGAAGAATTTAAACAAAGATTGCAATGGCTCAGTGAGGGTATGTTGAAAAATCATATTACTGCTGCAGGACATTTAGTCAACATGAAAGAAATTGAACTATATCAAGAATATCGTGAAAAACGAGAACAGATTAAAGGGTAATAAATGTCAAAACAACAATACAACTTAACAACAAAGACCGACTATCTTAATCGTAAGATGTTTCTAGACCCAGCAGGTCCAGTTACTATTCAACGATTTGAGGAAGTAAAGTATTCAAAGATCGCTAAGTTTGAAGAAACAGCAAGAGGATTCTTTTGGCAACCAGAAGAAATCAGTTTAACAAAAGATGCCAACGACTTCAAAGATGCTAGTGATGCAGTTAAACATATCTTCACTAGTAACTTGTTAAGACAAACAGCATTAGATAGTTTACAAGGACGAGCACCAAGTCAAGTATTCATGCCGGTAGTCAGCTTACCTGAATTAGAAGCATTGATATACAATTGGACCTTCTTTGAAACTAATATTCATAGTAAGAGTTATAGTCACATTATCCGTAACATTTATAATGTGCCTAAAGAAGTATTCAACACTATACATGATACACAAGAAATTATTGACATGGCCAGTAGTGTTGGCAAGTATTACGAAGACCTACACAGGATCAACTGTGCAAAAGCGTTAGGTCAACCCGTAGAAGAAATTGAGCATGTAAGAGCAATTTGGATGGCATTACATGCTTCATACGCTTTGGAAGCATTCCGCTTTATGGTATCATTTGCTACTAGTCTAGCAATGGTTGAGAACAAAATCTTTATTGGTAATGGCAATATTATCAGTTTAATTCTCCAAGATGAACTTCTCCATAAAGGCTGGACTGCCTACATTATTAATCAAGTAATCAAAGATGACCAACGCTTTGCTGATATTAAAGGTCAATGTGAAGGTGAAGTATATGCATTATATGCAGATGTTATCCGTGAAGAAAAAGCCTGGGCAGATTATTTGTTTAACAAAGGTCCTGTCATTGGATTGAATGCCAATGTATTGAAAGACTTTGTTGATTATACAGCAGTAGGGGCATTGAAAGAGATTGGTATTAAGTATCAAGGTAACAGTCCAAAATCTACTCCTATACCTTGGTTTACTAAACACGTTGATACTAGTAAGAAGCAATCAGCATTACAAGAAACTGAAAGCACCAATTACGTTTTGGGTGTAATGGGTGAACAACTTGATTACGATCAATTACCAAATTTATAAAAGGAAATAGAATGACAGCAGTATTATGGAGTAGGTACCACTGTCCTTATTGCGACCAGGCAAAAGCCTTGTTAAAGAGCAAAGGGATAATGTTTGAAGAAAAGAAAATCGGAGACGGTTATACAAAAGAAGAATTACTAGAAGCAGTACCAACTGCTCGTACAGTTCCACAAATCTTCCTAGACGGAGAACTTGTGGGTGGGTTTACAGAACTCAAGAAAAAATTAACAGAAAGTGTCTAATGGAAGCAGGAAAAATATATACCATCAAGTTGAACAGTGGTGAAGAAGTAATCACTAAAGTTATTGAGATAACTCGTGACAATATCATAGTAACAGATCCAGTATCAATTGCACCAAGTCAACAGGGAATGCAGATGATTCCCAGCATGTTTACCGCAGAGGCACGAGGAAATGTTACGCTAAATACTAGTGCGATTGCGTTTTATGCTAACACTGATGATAACATCAAAGATAAGTATATTGAGGCAACGACTGGTATTAAGCTACCGGATAAGAAAATTGTAATGGGGTAAGATGGCAGCATTGAGTAGGATGGGTGATGCAAATCAAACAGGCGGGACAATTATTCGCGGCGCCGCTACGGTATTTGCTAATGGAATACCCGTTGGATTGCATGTAAGCGGCATTACCCCTCATGCCCCGTGGGGCAAACCACATCCACCGCATTCTGCACCCACTACAACACAAGGGAGCCCTACAGTATTCGCAGAGGGTGACCCTGTATTAAGAATAGGGTCAGGAAACACTTGCGGTCATAGTATCATTCAAGGTAGTCCTGATATATTTGTACCATAATATGAGCAATACAGGAAAACAAAGCCCGTTAGGCGTTAATGTAATGAGTGGTTTACTCCAAGGCAAAGGCTTTTGGATTAATCAACCCACAGCTAATATTGTTGGTTCTAGTACTGGTGCTAATAATTACACTTACGGTACTATAATATCAAACACAGTATTAAACAATGCAACAAACGCTATGCGTCAAGGTTGGGTTAGATACAACGCAGGTGATTTAAGTTTAACCACTTATAACAATCTTATATCTATGGGAAGTTCAACTATTCCTGCACTGGGTAATAGTATCCCGCCTAACTATTCTCAAAGTGAAAGTTATAATATATCTTATACGGGTCAAAATGCTAGTTATGGATATGTTAGAATATTTCCACTACAAGCATATTCTGAATTTAATTATAATAATACACTAGCACTTTCTGGAATGTACAATGACTTTGTAGGATCATTCATTAGTGCTGGATCATTTATTGAGTATTCCAATCAAT